AGCATCAGGATGATTGCGTAGCCAGAAGAAATTGTCAAACTCAGTGGCAGTACAAACAACTTTGATCATAGTAAATGGCTCAAGGATGCGATTCACCAGCTGTTTGTGATAGCCAGCAAACGCATAACGATTAGCATATTCAACCGCAGACTTCATAGCCTGCAACCAAATCATCGTTCCTTCTTCTGCGCTTAGTTCTTCCTTCGCACTCATTCCTGGCTGGTTCTTGCCCCAGTGAATAGGTTTGGCTGTATTGCTTTCTACCAAGTCAATCATCTTGCTGACTGGAATGGCACGAGAACTCGCAGCATTGCGCGAGAACAGACGATGTGTCATAAACTCAGCGTGGATGAACCGAGGATACTCAAGTTCAAATGTGGTGAGTCTCACGCCATCAGGTGAGATAGAGTCAGCAATAACTTTTGCTGAGATGTTTCCTTTGCCAATCATAATTTCTCCAAAAAAAGAGAGCCATCCGAAGATGGCTCAAGTACCACTACCAATTATTTAGTTAGAAAGCAATAGCGTCTTCTGCGGTTTCAACTTTGGCTTCAGTCGCATCAGGCTTGCGCTTGCTGGTGGTCGGATCGATCTTGGTGTAAAGGTCAAGCCAGCTGTCACGAGTGTCAGTATCGAAGCGAGCAACGCACAGCTTGATAGCTTTCAGTCGGTCTTTGAACATCACATACGCACGAGCGATATGAAGCAGACGACGAGTAGACATGGTTTCGTTAGCACCACCGTCATCGAAAGTCTTACGGATAGTTTCAGCCCAGTCGGTCAGATAGCCGACGAACTCTTCTTGCTTGTCACCAAGGGTGTCAAGGAATTCTTGAGTCAGGATGTTGGCTTCAGTTTTCTTGGTCGGGTATTCCTGCTCCATGGTGATAGAGAAACGCTCAAGGAATGCTTCGTTCAGGAATTGAGTACCAACGAAACGACCATCTTCCGAACCTTTACCTTTGGTGTTCGCAGTAGCGATGACGTTGAATCCAGGAACAGGATACACCATCTCACCAGTCTTCTTGTTAAGGAACGGTTTACCCTCGAGGATAGATTGCAGGGCAGTAAAACCTTGCGCGGTTGCGTAGTCAACTTCGTCGAGCAACAGGATGGCACCACGTTTGGCAGCAGTGATAACAACACCCTCTTCGAAGATGACGTTGCCATCGACCAGCGTCTTGTCGCCGAGCAGGTCAGACTCGTCGGTCAGCGGAGTGAAGTTGACGCGATACATTTCGCGCTTCAGTTCGGCGCAGATTTGCTCGACCATCGCGGTCTTACCATTACCAGATTGACCAGTAATAAAGACAGGATAGAACATGTTGGAGTCAATGATACGTTTCAGGTCAGCGTAGTGACCGAACTTGACGTAGTTCTTGTTCTTCTGAGGAACGTTGGTGTCAAAAGTATTAGAAGCGACACGACGTTCAGTGTGAACGATATTCTCAACGACAGGAGCAGTCACTTTGACTTTGGGTTGTTTCGGCATGCTGACTTTCACAGGCTGAGAGTTGTTGACAGCGAGATGCATACTCGGAAGAGCATACATACCGTTGCTGACACGATTAGATTTGTTGACAACAACAAATCCATAGGAACGACCGCACTCTTTCTCAACTTCGATGAGTTGTTTGCGAGAGAGGACAGCTTCTCCTGGGAACATGCGATTCGCACATTCGATAAATTCAATTTGATTCGGACGCATAATATATTCCTTCTTGGTGGTAGTGGTTTCTTTCATTCGTACAACTATTATAACCTGAAACAGTGTTGGTGTAAAATAATAAATGGGCGAATACACACAACATAATAAATCCTAATAAAATCAATGACTTAAAGTTCTAATCAAATCAACGACTTAGCAGGGTGCGGCTCTGTCAGATATCCCAGAACAAGCGGTTCAGACAGTATTGATATCCGTATGCTTCAACTTCCCATGGCTGAAGAAAATACTCAAACTCCTTCAGGTCATAGTTCTTTCTTCCATACTTTGCTACACGATAGTTTTTGATTACAAGTTTGCCAGTTGCGAACTGCCAAGCATGAGTCAATTCGTGGAATAAGATTTCCGTATATTGTTGCGGAGTCAGTTGTTTCTTAAACATCTTCTGGTTTACTTCGATGCTAAACTCTTCTGGTTTAGTACCGTGGTCTGGGATGTGCGGATCGCACCACGCTTCCGCATGAGTGTTACTTGATACAAACTCAACATGAACGTGACCGAACGTAAACTTCTTATCAGAAGGAATATTGTCTACGAAAAACTTGACTGCTTTCCTAGTGTATGGTTTTAGTTTCTTTGGTACTTTACAAGATGTGATTCGCATGGTTATCCTTATACAATTTTAGCAGCGATGTCATCAATGAATTTTGACAGAATGACGCGGTTATCTCGTTTAGATTGAGAATGCGAAGCAAAAGATTTTTTGATTTCTTTTACAATAGCTTCCTCGTTCTTAATAATCTTTTGTTTCTTCGGAGGAACAGGTGCAGTCGGATCGTATTCCTGCTCTTTACCACCGACGACATAATCATCAAAGTCAAAATCCCATTCGTCGTTGACAACAATATTCTTGTTAGACACGAGGAAGAAACGGTCAGCGCGGAACGTTTTGGTTTTATGAATTACAGCAAACCCATTCTTGAGTTTGGCGGAGTAGTCACCGCTCCACTGACGCGCAGTGTTTAAGACAGAGCGAGTGTCGGAGATGTAATAACCGATAATGTTTACACGACCATGATTGCGGTCACGAATCAAATCAAAACCCAGATGCGTTTCACAGTTGCGGTCGTGAGCAGTTCGATAGGTGACACCAGTTTTTGGATCAAAGATGTGATACGAACTACCCCACCACAGATTGCGATTGCTACCAGATTCACCATCAGTCAGAACAATGACGTTGGTGACTTCAGATTTGTGCTTGGCGCGGAACTGCTTCACATACTCAGAGGTGATAAACAACGCAGCATTCAGCGGAGTACCGTTGAGATGGAAACAACTAAAGTCACCATCACGAATAACGCTGTCGCGCGGAAGCCAACTATATTTGACTTGCATGTCGTTGTCCCAGTAGTTGGCACCCTCGTACACAGAGATTGCATAGAAGTTAGCGACGTGTTGTTTGAATTCAGAAGCAGTAGATTCAGAAGACAGCATCTCAAACATAGTCACATTATTATGTACACCATAGTCGCCTTCTTGCTCTTGCGGTTTACCAGTTGAGAAACTAGGAATGCGATTAGCGAAGATCTGAACCGAGAACGGAATACCAACCTTGCGACAGAACATAGCGAGGTTGATAGTTTGAATGACAGTGTCAATCAACTGGTTGCTCATAGAGCCAGACCAGTCAACAATCATTACCATCGAGTGGTTCTTACCTTTGTGTTCGATAATGTTGCGACGGAAGATGTCGTCTGACAACTGATACTTGGAAAGTTTCTTCATATCAAGACGACCAGATTTAGAATACTGAGTGCGAGCATACGAAGTTGCGCGTTTCTTGGACTCAAATTCCTTCACCATCGTATTCACGATGACAGTTTGTTGAGCCAACATTTCGTTGGTGGCATTGTTGATGCCAGAAATAAGGTTAGAAAATGCGTGGTTGAGAACTGCATGCGATTGTTTAGCAGGAATCACCCAGTCTTTCAGGTTCACATTACCAACTTTCATAAAGGTATCTTTGTTACCTTTCTGTGCTGCGTTGTTCTCAAGGTTAAACATGCGTTCGCGGTATTCTTTATCAGTGACAGAACTGATACCATCAACTGATGCATCTTTACCAGTAGCTTCGTTCGTATCTTCGTCTTCTGACTCAATTCCGTCACCACTGCCTTTGCTTTCTTTAGCACCACCAGAAACTTCCTGCATCAGCATTTCAGTTTCGTTGGTCTGAGCCTGTTCCTTAGCGTATGCGTACAGTTCACGAGCAATGCGTTCAACATCTTCCCAAGTTTCAGCTTGGTCGATTTTGAATAGCCAGTCGCGCTCTTCGTCGTTGAACGGAACGTGCACGAGCGAGCCAAGTTTGTAGTAGATATTGATGCGGTCAATAAGCGAAGCAGTATTGACATCGACGTTGTGTTTCTTTATGCCAAAGAAGTCGTCTTCGTTCAGGCGACCATAACCCTCGCGGAAAGTGTTAGATGCGCCAGCGAAACGACGCTTGATAGTTTTCTCAATGCGAGCATCTTCGATGATATTGAGATAGCCTTTAAGGTTCGGGTCATTAACAACCGCAGTGTGCCAGCCATCAGCTGGAGTATAGAGCGCATGCGCCATCTCGTGAATAGTCAGCAGGTCATAAACTTCCTCGCTGGTTTTCCAGATTGGCATATACATCGTGCGCGTCTTCGGATCGAAAGACGCAGTAGCGAAATCGGGCGAGCGGACAATGTTGATATTCTCGGTCGCAATTAGACGCGCGAGATATTCTTTAGATGAGTTGTATTCGTAAAACGATTGTTCGGACATAAGCGATACTCCTTTCAGATACAACTATTATACCGCGAAACGCACACTGAATAAAACAATAAAACCCTTACAAATCAACGACTTGCAAGGGTCTTAAAATAGCTAGGAAAATCAGTGGGTTGAAAACCCTTATAAATCAAGGACTTACATTAGAACTGAAGTTCCTTGAATTTTCCTCTGTTTTCGCTAGTTTTCATTCTTGTTCCGAACTCACTATTATCGAACGCAGGTTTATCTTCTTCGTTGCTTAGAGATTGCGCTGATTGTTCAACATCATACAATCGCATCTTCGCTCGGTCAACACCAACCACAAATCGTTTATGGAATGTAGGGTCATTATAACGATTCTTCAACTGCTTAATCATTAATTGACCAAGGGACTCTAGTTGCTCGGATGAAATCAAAGCGAACATCAAGTCAGCGGTCGCTGGCAAACCAAAAGACTCAGAAGTGTCTTCCAATCCTACGTCGGTGTTGCTGTATCCACCTCGCGTAGTTTGGGTCGCAGATACAACTGGTACATTAAATTCTACGGCGAGTCCGCGAAGTTCTTCAGCGATAGCCTTAATGTAAGTGTAGCTGTTGACATTGGCGCCAGACTTAATTCTGGACGAACAACAAATGTTAAGATAATCGATGTAAATAATATCTGGAACGAAGTTCTTCTTTAGACGAAGTTCGTTCAACAAATGACGGAAATGTCCAGAGCCAGCCGAAGCGGTTGGGAACTCTTTGACGATAAGTTTACCAACAGTCTTTTGACGGACTCGGTCAACTTTCTTTTGATAGGTGTCGCGTGGCAGCGATTCAAGATCTTGAATGTTCGTATCGAGCAAGTTTGCGTCAATCCTTTCAGCAATCTTCTCTTCTGCCATCTCCATAGTAATATAGAGTACATTCTTACCTTTAATCAGGTTAGCCGAAGCAAAGCTACACATAGCAAGGGACTTACCCACACCTGTACCAGCAAGAATGATGTTCAAGGTTTTCCTCGGAAGTCCACCTTTAGTGATACGATTCAAGTAATCTAAGTCAAATTCGATACGCTCTTCTCTACGATGATAAAAGTCAAAACGAGATTCATAATCTTCAAGGAAGTCGTGACCGATGTTAGTGTCAAAGCTGACACCGAGAGCGTCCGAAAGAAGCTTCGGAATCGCGCCACGCGACGATTCGGTTTTGTCGTCCATAATTTTAATGGACTGCATAATCGCGTTATAGATTGCCTTATCCTGACAGAACTTCTCAGTTTTGTCAACCAGCCAATCCATTGTGTGTTCTTCGGTAGCCAAGTCGCCGATTAGTTTCTTGGCTTGCTCAAAGCGCACGCCATTTACTCCGTCTTTACCAGACAGGTCAATAGCCAACGCTTCCCGAGTAGGAAGCGTGTTGTATTTGTCGATGTATTCCTTTACGAGTTGATAGATAAGTCGCTGGGAATCATCTGCAAAGTATTCTTCTCGAACGAAGGGTAGAGCCTTGCGACTATACTCTTCGTTGAATGCAAGATTCGACAGTATTAGTTGTTCAATCATTAATCTTCAATTCCATCAAACACTTCGCTGACTTCATCATCACTCATGATGGATCCGTTAGCAATCTGATAATTTTGTTTAATCCAGTCTTGGAAAGTAGGGTCGCCGAGTACTGGTAGCCAGAACTCTTTGGTATCTGTATCTTTGATACGGAATTTCTTTTCTTCAACTTCACCAGTTGTAGTATTGACGCGCGAGTACCAGCCATTGCTTGGCTTGACTACGTGACCTGATTCGGTTGCCATATCTAGCAGACCAGACCAAGTTGAGATACCACCATCAAACGAAACGGTCACTGGAATCTTCGACTTCTCACGAACATAGCGTGACTTCTCAACGTTGATGATGAAGTTGTAGCCAACCAAATCAGTACCATCTTTATCTTGCTGACGACCGACGATGTAGATATTCTGAGCGGAATAGTAGATACCTGTACCACCAGATACGATAGCTTTCGGGAACATGCCCTGTTCCATGTAAATATGATTGACAACAATCATCGGAATATCTTTCAGAGTCAGATGTGGTGTAACCATACGGAAGAACGACTTGAGTTGCTTGGCACGAGTCATGTCACCGACCGACTTACCATCAAGCGCATCTTCGACTTCTTTCTTAGAAGCAAGATTACCGATAGAGTCAACGACGATGATAACTTTATCACCACGCTTCAATTCATTCATCTGTTGCATGACGTCAAACTTAATCTGTTCGATATCAGTAATAGGAGTATGCATCACGCGCGAAGTATCAATACCGAACGAATCAAAGTACGATTGCGGAGTACCGAACTCAGAATCGTAGAACAGCAACGCAGCATCAGGATATTTGTCCATGTAGGACTTTGCCATCAGCAAGGTGAACGCAGTTTTGAAGTGCTTAGATGGACCAGCCCAAACGGTCAGACCAGGAGTCATGCCACCATCAAGGCGACCAGACAACGCGACGTTGATTGCTGGGATTTTGGTTGGAATCATATCCTTCTTAGAAAACAGAACTGAATCTGCTAGGATATTAGTTTCTTTAATAGTTGAATTTTTCTTTAGTTTTTCAAGCAATGCGGACATAGTAAACCTCTCATGAATATAGTCATATTATACGCTATTACAGCGCATTAGTAAAATTATTGAAGCGATAATAGCTTCTTTTTGAACTCATCAATTTTGGCAACACGGTTTGGCCACAAGATGTATTCGTTTTCTGGGTTCTTAGCCAGATTGTTAAGCAATGGCATGACTGCGTTAATTACTGCTGTTGTCTTTGCTTTTTGTTCAGCAAGCTGGGCTTGAAGTTGCTCAACCTCTGTTCCTAGCTTTTCATTAGGAATCTCATCCGCAGCTACGGTAGAAAAACCAAAGTCAAAGTCAAAATCGAATTGATTCGTACTCATGAGAAGAAATCCTCTAGGGTTGCTATTTGCTCGGTTTTCATATTCGCAGCAGAAGCAATGGTTGTTATAGGAGTAAGGAAGCCGACATCTATGTGGTCTTCGCGATTAATATACTTTTCGAGCCTAAACTCTGGCGGTAGATAACCAGCTGGGAATGCGATAACTTCACATTGTGCTGGATTAGGAACAACCAAGGAAACGAACTTAATCTTGTCACCATCAGAGATCCTTGGGTATTTATTAGTCAGATTAAGTTTGCGCAGGAAATCGTTATATTGTAGCGCACCCTTGACATGCATCGGAACACCCTTGTCGCCCAACTTGTACTTTGACATTTCTTTTACAGAACTGTTGCGCGCGATGTCAGCTGGATTAGCTTCGTTAAACTTATCACGGAACGATTCGATGTAATCAAACAAAGCAGATTGGTCGCCTTTCAGGATTATCTTGGCTGCTTCTTCGATCGCACCACGACAGATAGTAGGAGTTGATGAGCGAACAGCTTCGATGCCTGTCATCTTAAACTTGGCTTCCTTGAACGCAACACCCTCGTTGTTCCATACTGACATAATGTAACGCTTCGCGCCAGTCCAGATCGCAGACTCAGCAATCGCTTCTCGTTTCATAGCCATGGCTTGTTCGAATGCATTCATTTCTGTGGCAAGTTCGCCATAGAACTTATCGATGTATGGCTGAATCTTTCCTTCGCAGACTTGGTCTAGGAAGTCAACTTTCTCAGCGGTGGTCTTATCAGGTACGAACTTGTTTACCAGATCTTCCATCTCGATATACAACGAGTCAGTATCTGAAGCAATAACGTAGTCTTTGTCAGTTCCGAGGAGTTTGCGTAGATATTCGTTCATGCGATTCATCGCCCACTGAATCGAAACCTGACCTGACAGAGTAATCGCTTCGGCGAGGTCATCTGAATAGAAGCGGAAGTATTGATTAGACAACGCACCATAAGCTGAGTTAAGTGAGATCTTCTTAGCCATCTGCATATTGTTATACTGCACGATCTTACGTTCTAGTTCCTGATTACCTTTGTCGTTCTGAAGTTGCTTCTGACATTCAATCATCATCTTCTTGAATCGTTTACGATCCTCGTAGTATTTCTTCATGAGCGCAGGTAGGAAACCCTGCTTGTCACGCGAGAATACTGCACCATTACCAGCGATGGTTTGGTTTTTAGATTTAGCGATGCTGATTGAATCTTGCCAATGCTCGGTGTTCTTTAGAACTGAGTCTGGTCTGATTCCCATTAGAGTTTCAACGAAGCACTCAGGCGAGATATTGTACTGCATGATTAGATGCGGATACAGACTATTCAAGTCAAACGAAACAACCCAGTTGTAGCGACCGACTTCAGGATGCTTAACGAAAGCACCAGCGATCTGCGCATCTTTACGACTATCTTTCTGCATCGGAATCACGACACCTTGGTCGCGCAGATAGTTGTGAATGATAACATCCCATAGCAACACAGAAGTCATCGCGTCACCATAGTTGACCTTGGCATCGTACGCAATAGCACAAGCCTGTTCGATAAACTTCATCTTCTGTTCGAGTTTGACAACGAGCGAAACGTCTTTGACGTTGTACTCCATATACAGTTGATGATTGCGCTGATACAGATCGTCGAGGTTTGTATAACCTAATTCGCGATAGTCAACTTTCTTCTCACCGAGTTCTACCTGAGAAATATAGTCAAGTGAATACTGTTCTTGCTTGATGTAGGTGAATTTCTGATACAGCTGAATGTAGTCAAGAACTGGAAGTCCGACCAGCTCAACGATGTTCTGTTCGCGTCCCATCTTGTCGTAATATGTACGGAACTCCGTCATATTCCAAGGCGACATCTTCTTGGCTTCTTCCTCGTTAATCTCATTAGCAATACGCTGATACAGATAAGGAATATCGAAGCCATCTACGTTCCAGCCAGTCACGATATCCGCATCAAGCTCACGCCACTTGCGAATAAACTTCATCAGCATTTCTTTTTCTGAAGTGCACTCGACGTACACGATGTCTTCGTTGTGCGGGATGAATCCTTTGAGTGCCCAAGCATAGTAAGTGATGCCATCGCTGATAGTGATAGCAGTTACAGCTTTGTCAGCTGTCTTTAGATTAGGGAAGCCACCGCGCGAATCAGTTTCGATATCGAGATAAGTCACACGAAGTGCTTTTACATCAAAGTCCATTTCGCCTGGATACTCATCGTTGATGTAAACATATGGCCAACGATTCATGCCATAGTATTCGAATGACGAGATGTCCTTGTATTGTTTTGCAAAGTCACGCGCTTCGCCGATAGAGTCAAACTGAATCTTATCAACTTGCTTGCCGTCTAGCGTTTTGTACTGACTGGGTTGCTTGGTAGGAACGAACAGATAAGGTTTGTATGCAATGCGACGCTGGACTCGTTTACCATTTTCATAGCCACGAACCAGCAGATCGTTTCTTCGTTGTTCAACAGACGTGTAGAACTTCATCAATACTTCTGCCCTTCGAACCACTTGGTCGGGCGATCGTCTAGGTGAGCGAGTTCTGGGT